AGTGAAGGAAGTCCGAATAAGTCTATGTCCAAGACTGCTACGTCACAGTTCAGCTGGGGTATATACAATATGCCGTTGGCCGTAGGTGTCGCCGTCATGTCATACGGTGATCATCAGTCGTTCGATTTCGAACAGGTCTAATTATTTGTCATAAAGGGTTTAATATGGATAATATCATTGAACAGTGTAATAGTTTCCTCTCGAAATCTGACGACCGTTACTCGAATACAATCAGACGCGCGGTCGAGGACATGAGACGTTATTCCGGCGACTTCTGGAACAAGGGCACGGTAAAGAAGTACAAGAGGGGCAAGAGGACTAATCTCTCCCTAAATAACTGGAACCCGATGGTCAACGCCATCAGTTCCCCCATTTCCAACAGCCCGTGGCACGTAGAACTTACAGAGAATAATGACGACGACATCCAGAAGAGTATCGACGAGATAGAATCCGATTCCGATACCAAGTCCGCAATCGTAGACGCGTTCCGTAAGGCCGTGCTTACCGGTTACGGTTTCCTCGTGGCTACTACGGTGGCAGACGAGTTTACCGGCGAGCCGAAGTTCATTGTCGAATCCGCTTCGCATATCGACGCGATCGCCGTAGACCCGACATGTACAAACCCGGACTGTTCCGATGCAGAAGAGGGAGCCATCATCAACTATCTCTCCATTCGTAAGGCCAAGAGACTTTACGGTTCCGACGTAGTTCCAATGGCATATCCCGACGTAGAATGCACGATCGCCTTCAGCCAGTTCGAACAGTGGGACATTCCCGACGACTGCGTTGCAATCATTACGTACTACGTGAAGAACGACAACGGTTTCGTGGACATGTACAAGATTTGCGGAGACAAGGTCGTACAGCAGCTGCAGCTCCCAATCAAGTACATCCCGATTATCCGCATGGCCGGTAACGAGATTTACGAGTCTGACCAGATTAACTTCAACGGTATTATCCAGCAGACTTTGAACCTCGAACTCGGCGCGAATATCGCGTATTCTACGTTAATCGAACGTGTAGGTCGTTCCGCAAAGGCCAACTACCTCATCAACATCGATGCCGTACTCCCGAAGAACCTTGCGACCGTTTCCGAAGACGATACCGTGGCGGTATTATGGAAGGGCGAACACCAGCCTGTTCCTCTTACCGAATCCTTCGAGACAGGCGACTTGCAGAATACAATCTCTACATGCCGTACACTCATCGAGGACACATTAGGTGTACCTCTTACTGGTATCGTAGACCAGAAGGAACGTACCGCTACTGAAATTCTCCGCCAGGAAATCTCCAAGGAATCGAATACCGCGAACTACTACAACAACGCGTTCAAGGCTATCCGTACCCTCGGACGTATCATGATCGAGATGCTCAACGGCGGACAGGACCTTCGTTTCACCCTCGAGAACGGACCTTCCGTAATTACCCGCCAGATGAAGCAGAGACAGGAACTCACCGCCCTCGCGACTATCATGCCGGACAACATGAAACCGGTTATCGCGAAGTATTTCGCAGATACGTTGAAGAACGACCTCGGAGACGAACTCTCTCGCAATATCGTGGCCAACCTGCCGCCTGATGTACAGTTCATCGGAGAAACTACGGATCCTACCGCAATCCATATGATGAACCAGATGAAGACACAGATGGAAATGAACATGGAAGAAATCCAGTTGATGAAGCAGGAGAATGAAGACCTGAAGAAACAGTTGTTCCAGGCACAGATGAGCATGCTCGCCGGTCGTGAACAGCGCGAACAGGATTGGCAGAAGTTCGTAATCCAGGAACAGGACAAGATGATGCTCGAAGGCGCAAAGATTGACAACCAGGCCGTAAAGACAGAGAACGAAGCCGTAAAGGCCGATAACGATACTGCTCTCAAGCAGCAGGAACTCGCAATCAAGGCCGCTGAAGCTGACATCGACGCACAGCAGAAGGAAACCGACCAGGTTCTCGACAGCTACAAGATGGCCATCGACGCTTCCAAGTCCTACGGTAACGAATTCTAAGGAGGTTATATGTTATTTGAAGTTCTTTCAGGAGGACATAACAACGGAGGTTCCGGAGTAAAGGACGCCGCATACATGCAGTCCGAGTCGTTACACGAAAGGCTGCTCGAGCCGGAATACTGGCCTGAACTCCGCGAACAGTACGTATTGGCCGAGAAATTACCCGACGGCCCTGTGAAGTCCTCTACTATCGAATATCTCAAGTCCCTGGCCGAAGCCAACGAGGCTCGTTATCCCAAATACTGGTATGACGGTAATACGGAACGTCCAAAGCACGGCCAGACATCTTCATGGGTAGGCAATATCGATTACGACCCTCGTAGCGGTACGGCCAATATCCAGATGGGCGACAAGATATATACCTACATGGGAGTTACCCCGGGAAGGATGGCGGAACTTCTTACCGCTCCTTCTATCGGTAGAATGCTGAACGATGCTAAGGTACCTCACAAGAAGGGTGAAATCATCTATCACGGTATATAATCTTAAATCACTAATTATTCTACAAGAATATTCCAGTATGGCAGAGCGGCGATTGCGCGTGACTGTAGATCACGTCTCTTACTGAGTTAACACCGGTGGTTCGATTCCATCTGCTGGAATTACAGGCATCCGTAGTACAAAGGCGAGTATTGCAGATTACCATTCTGCGGATTTCAGTTCGATTCTGAATGGATGCTCTAGAACTTTACTAATTATTAAATAAACTGAGGGCGGTCATGTACCAAGGAGGCGACCGTGCTTTGCAAGCATAGTGAGTAGGGTCCGATTCCCTAACTGTCCATTAGCGTGCCGGTAACGGTGGCCGGCGTGCGCAAATCAAATTTACACCGGCGAGGCAAGGACTAACCTATATGAGTATGTCAACAGAAGAGGCTCTCAGCTACATGAAGAAAGAAGAGCCGAAGGTCGAAGAGACCAAGGTCGAAGAACCTAAACAAGAGGCGCAGGAACCTGAAACCCCATCAGTGGAAGGTACCAAATCGGAAGAAACAAACGTCGATTCTCCTGAGGATGCCAAGAAAGATGACGGCGAGCAACCGGAAGCCAAGCCCGCGGAAAGTGATGAGTCCAAGGACGATAAACCGAAGGATGCTAAGAAGAAAGAAATGTCTCAGCAAGATTACGCGTTCATGAAGCAGAAAGACAAGAACCGTAAGCTGCAGGACAAATATGACAAGTTGAACACGAAGTTCAACGAAACTACCAAGCAGAAAGACGCACGTATCAAGGAGCTCGAAGAACAGCTCAAGAAATACGAACCGCTCCAGGCTAAGGACTTCCAGAAGCAGGACGGTTCGATGGATATTGACGCGTATACTGACTGGAAACTGAAACAGCGAGACATGCAGAACGAAGTAAGCAATCTCCGTCAGTCCATGCAACAGGATAAGCTTCAACAGGCCATCGAATACGACCGCTACGTTACGGAACGTTGCTTCTCGGGCAAGGAACTTGAAGATTACGATAACTTGATGTCTACAAACGGCCAGATCTTCGCACAGGAAATCCACAAGGTCGACCCGAATAATGTAGTATTCAACTATCTCGAATCTATCAGCGACTACCCGATTGTATTGCGTGAACTCATGGTACATCCTGAAAGATGGTTGGGCCAGATGTTCAGAAGCAAGGACCCAGACATCCTGAAGTTCAATACTGCCAAGATTGCGGACCAGATTCTTGAGGAACACTATCGAAAGCCGGCAACTCCGGCGGTCCAGAATACGCAGCCGGTCCAGACTGCTAAACCAGCTATGCCGGTCATCGGAAAGCAAATCACGAATGCTGGGGCTACGTCGCCAGAACAGGTCTCGTTGCTCGACAGCATGGCATCAATCAACAATTATTTACGGAAAGCCAACAGGCGCCGTTAACAACAAATAACAGGAGAAATTTATCATGGCTATTGAAATGAACAACAAGATGATTACCAACAACCATAAGGAACTCGTCCTTATCCGTTCCGCCGAAGCTGCACCTTACCTCACCGTTGGTTCCAAGTCCTATCTCAAGGACCAGCTCGTTGGCAAGCGCAACGGCACCGAATACGAATTCGTTATTCGTGACGCCGGCGAATATGTCGAAGGCATGGACATTACCGGTCACGTTTCCACGCTCAAGGAACGTCCGGTTAAGCTCTCCGTCGAACTCGGCAACATCGCCATCGACACTAACCTCGTCGAACGCGTAACAGAAATGAAGTGGGACGACGAAGTCGCTAAGCCGAACGGCGAGAAGATCGCAAAGGGCCTCGTCAAGGCTACTATCGCCAAGGACCTCGGTAAGCAGAATACCGCATTCGTTGGCGTGGGCTGGATGCCGCTCTTCAAGGCTTCTAACTTCCTCGAATCCGTCACTTCCGAAGCTCAGTACGCATTCTTGGATCCGATGATTCAGTCCATCTGCCGTTCTACCGGTAAGGACTTCGAACCGGCCGACAAGGAAGGCGTTGATCCGATTTACCGCAAGGGCCTCAAGGGTTCCATTGCTGAAGCTGAAGTCCGTTCTCAACAGGGCTTGCCGACAATCGAAATTTCCGCAGCTCTTGCAGCTGAACTCGCTACGGCAACCGTCAACAGCTACGCAACTGGCGCTAATTACGATACTTTAACACTTAACGGCGTTACTGAAACCATCCCGGCCGGTACTCCGCTCTTCGTCAAGGGTGTCATGGCATGTGACCTCGTCGGTGAAGCTACTTCCGCTCCGAAGGCATTCATCGCAATCGAAGACGCAACCGCAGGTGCCGTAAAGGTTCGCAAGGTTGACTTCGACGGTGTTGGTACTAAGGAAGCTTCCGCTAAGCCTAAGGCAAACGACAAGCTCGTTAACCCGATTGAAGCTGGCGTTTACTTCACCGGTATCTTCCGTGTCAACGGCGCTATGGAATTCGATACTCTTCCGGAACTCGACTGGTCCAATGCTGACAGCCGCGTAACTTCCCCGAACGGTATCACTCTCCACGAAGGTCGTGCAGTCGACGTTATCACCGGTAGCAACAAGACTCGTTGGGCTATCGCTTCCATCGCAGGTATTATCGAACCTCGTGTTTGTACTTACGTCTGCGTTAAGGATGCAACTGCAAACGTCGTTTCCGTTCTCTAATCTATAAGATTAAATAAATACAATAAGGCCGGTAAGTTATAACGCTTACCGGTCTTTCTTTATTTAGTCCCTGGTGAACAACTCGATATATTTATCCGGTTTCAACCACCTGTCCTTCAGCACGTTATACTGGTAGTCAATCAGCATGTCGTAGTTCTTGAGCGCGCGTTCTACGATATACTTGAACGACTGTTCGGTACAGTTAGGCGAGAACTTCTGGTATTCGTGTGCACATTCGTAAGTCGAAATATCTGCACATAGGCATACACGTCCGACCGCGCAGCATTCGATATACTTCAGATCCGACTTGTTCCTGTTCCATTCGTTATCGGCGAGCGGGGCCACTACGAACTTGCTGCGTAAGGCGTTCTTCGCGAACTGTATAGGATAGTCCCTTACCGGAACCCACTGGCCGACCATTTCGGCCTTCGGTAGGAACCACGGGCGTATTCCCTGGATATAGACCCTGTGCTTGGCAAGATAGTTAGCGACTCCCCTGCTGAAGTCACCGTAGTCACGCGTAGTGTTGTCGTAGTGAGTAGGCGAGCCCGCATAGAAGAAGCTCAGCTCGTCTGGGCTGTTATAGCGGTCGAATCTCCAGCGGTTGTAGTCCAAAGCGTTCGGAATAATCGTAATCTTTGATTCGGGAACGAATTCCGACAGGTTCTTCTTGAGGAACTCGTTGGTGCACGTGACCTTGTCCGCCAGCCTGTTCAGGTACTTGCTCATCCCTTCGTAGTTCTCCTTGACGTGTACGGCGCAACGGTTATATCCCGGGAGTTCGTGCCATACGTCGTCGTCGAAGTCCATGGCGATCTTGACTCCTGTCTCAGCCTTCATCTTGATTAACTTCTCCATGCTCGACGGGTGGCAGAGTCTCTGGGTATATATCCAGTCCTGTCCGTGCGAGTTATACTTGCCTACGCCGTTGCACTGCGCGATGCACCTGTCGTAAAGCACCTCGTATGCGTTACGTATTCTGTAAAGGCCGCAAGCCGAGTTGTCCATCGGAACGAAGTCAACTTTCATATCTTTAAATTCTTTCATTATTATCTCCTTGGTACCTTGTGGGTGAAACATGCGTCGTAGTAATCGAGAAGCTCGCGTTCGCAGTGTTCTACAATCGCGTCCTCTTCCATCTTGGCCTGCTGCTTGCCGGTGTAGTAGTGGACCGCCGCGACATAGGCTATCCTGTACGCGTAGCTGAATATCTTGCTTCCCCTGTTCGGGTCGAACGTCGTGATACCCTGCAGCAGCTCGTAATACTGCTGTTCGATTACTTCCTCCTTCTCGATGACCGGTTTCTTCTTGAACTTCGGACCCTCAAGGGTTATAAGACATATTGTCAGAATATACTTGCCGTATCGGTCATTCTCAGATTCTGAGAGTCTTTCCTTGTTCTTCAGTTTCAATACGAGTTCTGTGAAATCTTCGGAATCTAAATCGTAGTAGTCCACGAACATCGGACTCAAATGCGAAATATTCAGCATTCGCTTCCTGTTTACTTTCTTCCATGTTGGTAGTATCATAATATTTCTCCTATATACTGTATGTAGTTTAAATATAGCAACTGTATGCCGTATATTATATATATAACCGGAATTTATTCCGATATTCCATCTAATTATTATGTAACATAGATAATCATTGCCATTATGGTAGCTAGAAACTTGGAGGAAGTCAAATGATTAATTCTGACGAAGAGCTCTCGCTCGAATATTTACTGTCCCCGGAATTCGAAATGATTAATTCCGCGGGCAAGCCGCTAACCGACGGTTGGATCGAAGTTTACATCCACGGTACACGAAACAAATACTATTGCGCATCCGATTTCGACGGTACATTACATCCGTTCAAGATTCCGCTGGATTCCATCGGTTCCAATATCGTGCTCGCCGACCCGGCCAATTCCTACGACGTATACGTTTACAATAAGTTCGGAAGTCTCATCATGAGCCGCTACAACGTCAAGTGCCAGGGCGGCGGAGGTACTTCAACAGTCGAATATCTCGGCGACCGCCTCGAATACGGTCAGTATACGGCTCATGACATCACCACTGTCGCGCACCTCGCACGTCAGAAGGGTAACATCAACACCACGCAGGACGGTTTCCTCAAGCTCAAGGAAGACATGTCGTACCACATCACGGTACGCGGTACCTTCGTATGCGACCATCTCGCCAACGTGGCCACTTCCCTCAACTATATCGAGTATTCCAGCTTCAACCCTATCAAGGTCGACATCGACGAGACAGTTTCCGGCGAGCAGCATTTCGAACTCTCCTATGACATATTCCGTCTCCCCAACGACATGGACTACCAGGTCGGTTTCGACGCGTCCAACGGCCATATTTCGAGCCTCGCGGTCGAAGTACACAGCCTCTCGAATTTGAACACTACCCTCCAGGGCGGCGACCTCTTCGAACAGGGCTGGGGAATCATCATCGAGAACAACGTCATTTCCGTCGATCCTTCCATCTTCGACGAATATCCTACCTTCGACGACCTCCAGGCAGCTGTTACGGGCGTTCACGAGACCATTACCAACGAGACATTCGAGCTAGTAAGTTCCGTAAGTTCCGTACTCCAGGACGAAATCGACAATATCCAGCAAGGCGTACAGTCTGACTGGGAACAGGACGACCCGTCGGAACCTGACTACATCAAGAACAAGCCTGATTTAACAGAATTCGCAACTCACGACGAGGTAATCTCCACGGTTTCCTCGGTTTCCAGCACGTTGCAGCATGAAATCGACGAACTTCCCCGTCCAGTAAACGCCGACTGGAATGCAACATCCGGACTCGCAGAAATCCTCAACAAGCCCGATTTGGATATTTACGCTACGAAGGACGAAGTTTCTGCTGTTACTTCCACTATCGAGAATGAAATCTCGGAAGTAGTCAACACTGTCTGTGCTGTCAGCTCCGTATTGCAGGAAGAAATCGATAACATCCCTGAGCAGGTTCAATCTGACTGGGAACAGGATGACGATACACAGAAAGATTACATCAAGAACAAGCCTGATTTGGACGTCTACGCTACCAAGTCTGACGTTACGGCCGTAAGCTCCGTACTGGATAACAAGATTGATACTGTAGAAACGGAAATAATCAATACAGTATGCGCGGTCTCCAGCGTTCTTCAGGAAGAAATCGACAATATCCCTGAACAGGTACAGTCTGACTGGGACGAATCCGATACCGAATCTCCGGCATATATCCAGAACAAGCCGGACCTCGATATTTACGCTACGAAGGATGAACTCAACACTGCTACGGGCGACATCGTTAATACCGTATGTGCAGTAAGTTCAACTATCGAAACCGAAATCGACAATTCCGTTACGGAAATCGTAAATACGGTATGTGCCGTAAGTTCTGTTCTCCAGGACGAAATCGATAACATTCCTGAACAGGTTCAATCTGACTGGGACGAAAGCGATCCTGACAGCCCTGCATACATCCAGAATAAACCTGATTTGGACATTTACGCTACACACGACGAGGTCAGCGGTGTTTCCGCCGTACTCAAGGAAATCATCGACGAAGTTTCAGCAGCCGTTCCTGAAGCACAGGTACAGAGCGACTGGACTGAAACAGACGATACCAAGAAGTCCTACATTCAGCACAAGCCTGAAGTAAAGGACGTATACGCCGGCGAGAACATCATCCTTACAGATACTGCGTCCGGCCTTGAAATCTCGGCCGTAGGTACCGATACGGAGACCGTAAGCGGTATCGCGAAGGCATACGCCGACGCGGTTTCTGCCGCTATACCTGAAGCTCAGGTTCAATCCGACTGGACTCAGGATGACACTACCAAGAAAGACTATATCAAGCACAAGCCGATTCCTAAGAAACTGGTTGCCGGCGAAGGTATCGTCATCACAGATACCGTTACGGGCGTAGAAATCAGCGCGGCCGTTACCGGTATCGACGGTTACGTTACCGAAGAGGAATTCATCGAGGTAGTTTCCGCGGTCACGGGTACCGGGGATTACGGCCAGTTCTACTGTCTAAGCGCTTCCGGCGCATGCAACATGGGCAAGGTCAAGGGTACTATCGACGTAACTAACGACGGCAAGATTAAACTCAAGAAGGGCAAGTCCTACCACGTGTCCGTACGCGGCTCGTATACCCAGGCGGTCCCTTCCAATATCGACTCGGCCATCTCGTTCATCGAATACGTAACTAACAACAATATCGGAATCAACGTAGACCGTACGACTACCATGCCGCAGTATTTCGATTTGGGATTCGACCTCTACAACCTCTCGGCCGATACCGACTACTACGTGTTCTTTACCAACCTCGCAGGTACGATTTCCAACCTCTTCGTAGAAGTTCATACTATCCTCGGCGGAGGAGGCGGTAACGGTGGCGGAGGCGGTTCGGGTACCGAATACAACCAGGGATGGGGTATCGTAATCACCAACAACACCATTTCCGTAAATCCTTCGATTATTCCGGACGTTTCCAATCTCGCAACGAAGAACGAAGTTACGGCCGCAATCGCTACGGCTACAGGAGCACAGATTAACGCCGACTGGAACAACAGCAACCCGCTCTCCAAGGCTTATATCCAGAACAAGCCTGAAGAACTTACGCTGGTTGGCGGCCAGGGCGTAGACATCGAAGTCGTCGGAAGTTCTGCAATCATCAACGTAACCGGAGGAGGAGCTACCGGCGGAGGTGGTACGACATATACTGCCGGCGAAGGTATCGAAATCGATGGAAATAATGTAATTTCCGTAACTGGCATGGCTACTGAAGTCGAACTTGCAGCTGTAACGGCTACTATTCCGGCTGATAATGTCAGGAAGATCGACTCAGCGTATAGGTTAAGACTCAACTATAACGACTTATATTCATGGTTAAGAGCACGTAAGTTTATATATCTAAGTATACGAACTGGGTCTGACACACCAGTCGAGGACTACTTCTTATGGGATGTATTCCGCGACGGCGGCAATCTTGCATTGACAAATTACACTAACAACAGGGTCACATTCTCTGGAGTATGTCAGGGACGATCTGATTTGAAGTATTACAATATAGTATTTAATTATAACTTCCTCAACAATAGCTGGACATCTGTATATACACAGGTAGTTACTCCTTCTGATATTCCAGATACTTCTAACCTTGCGACAAAGACTGAACTTCAGACCGTCAGCGGCGCTATTCCTGAAATCGAACTCAACGGTAATGACCAGGTAACTGCAATCGACGGACACGAGCTCGCCGGAGGCGGAGGCGGTCAGCAGGTACAGGCAGACTGGACTGAAACCGATACTTCCGATCCTTCGTATATCCAGAACAAGCCTGAAGAACAGATGTTGATTGCCGGTAATAACGTGGAGATTACAATCGACGGTGCCTCGGCTATCATCAGTGCACAGGGTGGCGGCGGAGCTACTTATTCAGCTGGTCAGAACATCAGTATCGACAGCCAGAACGTGATTGCAGTTACAGGTCTTGCACAGGCTGACTGGAATTCTTCATCTGGTGCTTCGCAGATTCTGAATAAGCCTACAGAGAAGAACCTTGTGGCCGGTGCGAACGTTACTATCACCGAGGATAACGACGACGTTATCGTTGAGACTACTGAGATTGCTTCAGGTTTGCAGCTCGTAGCTGGTCCTGGTATCGTATTAACTGTTTCTGGAAATAACCTTGTAGCTAAGACTGACGAGACGGTGCTATGGAGCGGTTCATGGAAACCTGGTACTGGTACTACAGTAACTAACAGTGCTGTTGAAGTTTCGGAATCTGTTTCAAATTTCGAATATATTAAGGTTGTAACTGAAGGTATCTTATGCCAAACTATAACAATGACTCCAAACGATTGTCAAGCGCTTATATGTTATCCTGAATCTGATAGCCGTACTTCTATACTTGGTTTGAAAGTTTCTAAAGACGATAATACACATATTCGATTTAGATGTGGTTATTCTGATAACTTTATACAGTCATATAGAAGTGGTTCAGACTGGGGCTATTTCACACTAAAGAAGATTATAGGTGTAAATCGTATCTCAACGTAAGGAATGAATATGGCAGATTTACATAAACTTCAATTTAACAACAGAACTATCCTTACACCGAGTAAGGATAGCTTTGTTGCTTTCCAGAAACCGTTACCCTATCCGGCGGACATGGATTTCATCTATCAGGCCAAAGATCTTGATAGTTCAAAGATACCGAATAAAGTTCAAGGTTCGACTTTCGGTGATTATTTGAAATCTGGTACATTGACAAGTAATTATACCGGTGCTGCATGTTATTTAACTAATGCAAATAACGGTAGTAATTATTTATACAAAGACCTTACCTCCGCACAGCTTGACGCAATGAAGGCAGTAAGTTCAACATATACATACTTTATCAGGTGTATGCAATTAACTGGCGATACAGGTATGGGCGGTATTCTTTCATGGCGTTATAACGGTGGCAGTAATAATACTTACATCTACATGATTCGTGCATACCAGCAACAGCTTCAAATTCATACAAGTAGTGGTAACCAATGTGGTTCGAACTTCTCTTTGACAATCGACAGGGTATATAAGGTAGTAATCAACGGCAGTTCTTTCAAGGCGTACAATCTTGACAACAATGCCGAATATTCACTGACTTATAGTACAAATAGAAGCATGGGCTCTCAGATGCGTACATTCTGGGCTGGTTCCGATGAATATAATCTTACAAGGTTCTACGCAATCGCCGGTATTCCTCGTGCAACTACAACCGAAGAAGACACCAAGATTAAGAACATATTGATGAACCAGAGCCTATAGGAGTAAATAATGCTTAAATATAACGGCAACATACTGAAAGTAAACAACGGGGCGAGCACTATCGGATATACTGCGCCTGTTTATTCTGTCAATATTACGCAGCCAGAACACGGTATTATTACGGCAAGTCCTACTGAAGGTATTACTGGAACCGAAGTCACACTCAGTAATACTCCGGATTCCGGTTATAAGTTCAGTTCCTATACGGTTACAGGTACAGGTGCTTCGTTGTCAGGTAATACTTTGACTATTGGAACTTCAGATGTCTCTGTTGTCGGTAACTTCACGGCATTAGGTACTGTCATATACAGTAATACAGGTTCAAAGACATCCGGTAGTTTCAGCACCGGAAGTTTATCGACGTCTAGCACGTATATAGCTATAAAGTTTGATTACAGATATAATACAGGCTCTGACGTTGATAACTATATGATTTGGAGAACTGGAAGTACGAACAATATTGCATGGATTGGGCACTCAAGAGGTTACGGTGTACGAAACTTACATAAATTCTTTAGATCTTCTTCAGGCAACAGTTGGAACTGTTTCAATAGTCCGACAATTGGTCCAAGCGGTTTAAATAGTGGAAATAACTACTATTTAAATGCTTCGTCTGACACAGCCAAGCCGTATAAGGTAATATTTGACCGTAGCGCCTATAAATATTATAACTATATCGATGGCGGGCTAATATTCAGCGGTAGCTATACCGGGCTAAATCCGTTAAATTTCACTGTGTATTTACAGCCAGGTAGTTCTTCCAACATGACTTTATCAAACTTTACTATTTATGCTTGTAACTCGTTGGATGACGCCCAAGCTATTTAATCATGTCATGGAGGAATATTACTGATGTCTAACCTTTCTAACGAAAGTCTAATTATATCGTAAAGAGGAATTTATGTTAACACTAAACAGCAAAGCATTGAAGATCGGAAACAAGTGGCTGAACCCTATCAACGGTTCAGGTCCTACTCCTGTTTCGGAGAAATACCTCCTCAGGGTATGGGATTCACATGACACTCAGATTAACTTCCAGAAGCTAACACTTACCGATGTAGACCCTACTACCGTCGACTATTCCGTACTTCCGGCGGGCAAGCGTCCTACAGATACTCCCGTAGACTACTGTCCTCCGTTAGTGAACAGCATTACCCTCCGTTTCGCGTATACGAACGACAGTTACAATTTGAACAGCCAGATTCAGGAATTCGTGAACGGCGGCAACATCAACACAGATCCGGACTATTCCAGTTATCTCCAGGATCACAGTTACGACGCCTATATCGATATGGAATTCGAATGGCCGTATTCGTTCCCGATTCAGTCTTCCGGTTTCATCAAGATCTTCAACGGTTCCCGATTCAATCTCTACAAGATTGTGAACGATACGCACTATGCGGAAATCGGTTCTGGCAAGATGACCGGAGACTACAACATCACTTTCGCCATCGACACTACTGTATACGATGTAAATGCTGACAGTTCTCTCTCGTTATGGCCTTCCGCGGGCGCTCCTGGCGACAAGTTGCAGATTGATTGGACTCCTCCGAGCAACCAGTCCCTTTCAAGTTTCAGTGTCAACGGAGGTACTGTTTCGAACGGCCAGCTTACCGTAGGCAATTCTACAGTTACACTTCAGGCCAACTACGGCTCGTACGCGAGCTACAGTTCCTACGAGCTAGAAATGGAATGTGCAAATCAGACAAACCTCGGTAACCCGGCGTTCTATATCTCAAATATGAGCGTCACTCCAGCTTCCGGAACAGTTACTGCGCAATACGGTACCGAAGCGTTGACTAGCTCACAGATTGCCAGCATTACCGGTGACGGTCCTTACAATATGACCAGCGGTTACGGTTATTGTTATAAGATAAATCTGTTCTTCAGCTCGTTGAGTTCACAGTATATCAGCTGGAATTCCTACCTGGCCAAGAACAACACTCCTTGTACCGGCGGAACTATTACGGCAAGGCTTTACGGTTACAGCAACGGAGTTAAGTACCCGTTGGGTATTACTTCGTACAACCCGAACAATATCTCGTATAACTACAAGGTTTCAAGATGTACGGATCCTAACCAGCCTGTTTATACGGTAACTACTTCGGCATCCAACGGAACTGTCACAGCTACTCCTTCGGGAGGTGTCGCAGGTACTCAGTGTACGTTGACTGCTACCCCTAATTCCGGATATACTTTCGACAGCTTTACTATCACAGGAACAGGAGCTTCCATTTCCGGAAATACTCTGACTATCGGTACTTCGAATGTCACAGTAGTAGGCAATTTCGTTCAAGGCGCAAGTTATGACTCTTATTGGCTTGAAGTCAACTCAAATGCTTCTCAGAACGGTCCGGTCTTTGTAAACAACGGTAAGGTAGACGGTAACACGATGTCAAATGCGCTGTCATGTACTTCTATAGATTCTTGGGGACATTCTGGTTCAGGTCGCTATCTTGCAATCGGTTCTACAAGTACAAACACTTATGAGGCATGTGGTACTGATTACGGCATTAAGATTGTTGTAGAGTTGGATATTTCTTCAATCTATTCGAATATTTCCTTCAGTATACTGCAAAGCCCTGGAAGTGCAAACTCTGCTCGTCTATACGGTAAGATCGGTTCTACCGAATATACGCTTGCTACGGCTTCGAATATTGCTGTTGGTACAACCGTAACATTGAACGTATAAGGAGCTTCTACATGATTAACTACGCAAACGATGACGTGATAGTTGCACCGGACGGTAAGTGGCTGGATTTCGTTCAGCCGCTTCCTGACCCGTTACCCGGCCATATGCTGGTACGTACATACGACGGAAATCCTCCGATTAAAGACGGTGCGACATACGAAACGGCCACCCTGGTTCCGGGCACCACGAACGTATATGACGTGTACAGGAGCGGAACAAGTTTCCGTAGGTTGTTATATGATTCAAACAATGTCATCGAAATCATATCGGCCAATACTTCCAATATTACGGATATGAGTGAAATGTGTTTCAGATGTAGTAACCTGATGAAGACATGCCTGTTCGATACTAGCAACGTTACGAACATGTATCGAATGTTCTGTTGTTACTGGTCCGGCCGTTGGGGAAAGCTACAGGAACTTCCGGCATTCGACATGTCTAGTGCAACAAACGTGCAAGAGTTCATGGCCGGCCAGTGGGAAATAGAAAGTCTCCCTGTATTGAGCATGCCGAACGTTACATCTTTGGAAGCTGCATTCTACTACTGCAAGAACCTCAAGTATGTTCCAGTTTGGAACGTACCGAATTTGACATCCTTGCATCGTGCGTTCGGATGGTGTCATTCCCTTGAAGAATTCCCTGCATGGGACGTAAGCAAGGTTACAAATTTCGAACAGTGCTTCTACGATTGTGAAAGCCTTAAACGTGTATTGTTCACGAATACGAATTCCGCAGAGGACATGAGCCATATGTTTGCCGCATGTTACGAACTGAATACGATGCCAGATTTCGTTGTCGATAACGTCAAAGAAGTAGATACGATGTTCCAGGACTGTACGAAGATACCTTCCGGAATTCTGAACATGTATAACAAGCTGTCCGCTCTAGGCGATCAGGTTACGAATCACGACCGTTGCTTCTACAGGTGCGGCATAGGTACCACTACAGGATATGCGGAATACCAGCAGATTCCGTCAGACTGGAAATAAGGAGAATTTATGTTAGGACATAACGGAGCTATACTCAGACACAATACCAAATGGCTGGGAGAGGTAATATCGCCTCCTCCTAAGCCAGGTCATATGCTCGTAAGGGTCAACGACGGAAACCCGCCTACAGATACGTATTTAGCCTTGCTCGAGCCTAGGTGCACTTACGAGACCGCTACGCTGGTTCCGGGTACTACCGACATTTATGACGTATACAAGAGCGGAAACGACTTCGAGAAACTGCTTTACGGCTGCGAGAACGTCGTCGAAATAATATCTGCCAATACCTCGCATGTAGTAAACATGAAAGAGATGTGCGAATTCTGTTTCAATCTGAGCAAGACCTGCCTGTTCGATACTCACAATGTTACCAGCATGTTCAGGATGTTCGACTGCTACGACGGCGACAACCAGGATTCAAAGCGCGGGCACCTAGAATCGGTTCCGCTGTTCGACACCTCGAACGTTACAAGGATGGCAGGTTTCCTGTCGTCGCAACGCAATATCACATCGCTGCCGCAGTTCGATACGCGCAACGTTACGGAAATGGTGGATATGTGCTATCTCTGTACTTCCCTCGTAAACGTGCCGGTACTGGACATTTCCAGCTGTACGTCGCTGTTCAGGACATTCCGCAGCTGCAGGTCGCTGGTAGAATTCCCTGCATGGGACTGTTCTACGGTACAGGACATGGCCCTGACTTTCGGCGAATGCGACAGCCTACGCAAGGTCAACGTGTACCATACGCAGAATGTAACTACCATGCAGCAGCTGTTCGTAATGGACAGGAATTTCGTAAACATGCCAACTTTCGAGGTAGATAGCCTTACTGACGTCGCCAGTATGTTCGATTACTGTTCTTCGATGCCTTCAGGCATACTGGACATGTATAACAGGCTTGACGCACTCGGAAGCCAGGTTACGAGTCACTTATACTGTTTCCGTAACTGCGGGCATAACAGCTCTACGGGTTCCGCCGAACTCAGCCAGATACCTTCTGACTGGAAGTAACTTCTAATTATTACTCATAGGAGAATTTAAACATGGCAAAGCAGAACAAAGTTGCAACCAATTTGGCCCAGGATTTCGACAATACAGAGAAGAAACAGGCCAGAACCAATATCGACGCGTCCCAGATCCAGTACGTGAACGCCACGCCGGGTCACCAGCCAACCTCTCAGGTCGGTGATCTCTTCGTCGTAGAATACGAATCGGGAAAGCACTTCAACGACGGCAACGGGAATATCGGCGTACTCGTACCCGAACCGGCTTCGGGAACCATCGGCCACGTGTTGCAGAATACGACCACCGGCGCGCGCTGGATGAGCCAGCAGGAACTCCCGGATTCCGTGATGATGGACTGTTACGACCTTTCCAGCTCGCCGAACCCTACCAACCTTATCACCACCCAGTGGTGCAACAACTACGGCTATAACCAGATTATGGGCTGGGTTACACTCTATACCACTAGTTCCGGAAGTTTCTCCATAGTTCCCTGTGACAGTTCCGGCAACTACATGAGCAAGTACAGTAGCCAGTGCGTAAACATCACGTCTATTCCTACGGGCGCCGATTTCTCGTTCCCGTTCTATTTCCGCATGGACGGCACCCACGACATCAAGCGTATCGGTATCAAGGGCGGTTCCAACGGCAACTGCACTATCCGCAACCTCTTCGTTATGGGCAAGACCAACCAGGAAGACGACCGTCAAATAGTATACTAAGGAGCGACCATGAACGCTGAGACCCTTGCATTGATTATATCTTCCGTAAATCCGAGCGCACTGCCACTGATTATTGTCATCGTGGCGGTCGCATACCTGTACTTCAAGTTCAGGAAGGTAGAAACCGATAGAAAGCTTACGAAATCCGCAAGGGACGCCGATTCCAACAACATCCATGACCAGCTCCTGAAGAATACTTGGGATATTTCCAGAATAAAGGAAGACAATAACCACCGCGACGCGCTCCTCGACGACCTAAGGCAGCAGGTTACGATAGTGAACCAGAACCTGGCGGTAGTGGCAAACAAGCTCGACAGCCTGGTTGAGGTCGTAAGGGAGAAGAAATGATTACGCTGATATTCGTGCTCGTGGTCCTGATCGCCGGCTGTATCTGGTTCAACAACAATGATTGGTCAGGTAAATAACATGGTACTGACCCTAATCAGAAACGATAAGTTCGGAATGCTTTATATAGGTTCCGAACTTCTATGCTTTACGCTCGACCCGCACCTGCTGGACGACGGCGTATACAACATAGAAATTAACTGGTCGCCGAAGTTCAAACGGGACCTTCCCTTGATTTATAACGATAAATTTCCTGCAACTCGTGGTATACGCTGCCATTCCGGGAATTCCCTTAAGGACTCGAAAGGATGCGTCCTGGTCGGCGATTCCGTTACCTATAGGTTTACACTAGTCAATTCAAAGAAGGCCCTGGAACGCGTCATACGCGCGATTAAGGACTATAATATACATGAACTCGTAATAATCTAGGAGGTGAGTTATGAAAGTAGTAGGATATTCTCCGACATGCCGTTACCACAAGGTCAACGGGCTTTACGTTCTTGACGAGGACGTATGGATGGATTTCGAACTTCACGGTACGAAGTTCAGGATTAAGGTCGACAAGGGAGCCATGACCGACGGGCTGTCTGTTCCGAAGATCTTCAGGTGGTACCTCCCTGACTGGGACGACTCGAACCCGTTATATAATATTTCCGGAATTTGTCACGACGGAATGTACGGAAGTGAACTGGTATGCAAGGACATGGCTGACCAGATATTCTACCAGGGGCTCATACTCGCACATAAACCGCGTCGTAAGGCCTCCGTTGCACTGTGGGCTGTAGAACACCTTGCCGGTCTTCATTACGGCTCAGAACACGACGATTTCGGAATATCCGAATACGTATCTCTCAACACGTTATAACCGGTGTTACTCAGGTTACTTAGGAGTTACTCAGACTGGGTAGCTCCATTTCTTTATATTTACGTAAATTTGAGCAATTATTTATATAGCTACTCAGTTACTTAGTATTTCTCAATACGTATATGGTCAACTGGTTCGTTAACGTATTGTAGGCGAGCAGACTGTCGTTCTTCAACTCGGTGTAATAGCACCATGACTGGCCGAATACTCTGGCAGTAGCCTGTATGTTCGACATGTTTGTAACTATCGTATTGAACTTGCCTTTCTTGATATGACGCTTGATTCTTTGCTTTATTTCCTTTCTGTCCATGGTTAATCTCCTTGAACTAAATATAGCAAACTTTGACCACTTTGTAAACCTTCGTTTATTACATCCAGTTAAAGGCCGTAGGCCGTTTATACATGTAGTAAAGTTTCAGCGTCCGAAGGACGGCCGTGCGGCCTAGAGCACCTGCCAGCGGCATTTAACTATGGATAGATCTACTGCATTTAACTGAAGTTAAACTGCTTGGCTCAGCTTCTATGCCGCTGGCAGCGCTGACGCGTGTCGAACTCGCAAGCTCGTTAGCCTTCGGCTGTTGTACTCATTTGACTTATTAATTCTGGATAGATCTCAGCTAGGAGCTTGTCCTATTGATTGAAGCTTACTGGGAAGGCTCGGCGAATTCCCCAGGCTACATCTTCAAAGACTGCGAGCGCTGTATGTTGTCATCGCTACTGACAACTCTAATTTGAGGATTATCTACCACGACGAGCTAGTTGCGGCCATGGGTTTGGACTTACGCTTTCGGTCATCGTTCTACATCGTTCACCTGTCTCGAACGACGGTAGCTATAACTTCACGACTATCGGAATTCCGTCAATTACTTTAGACACTTCCTGGGCACGTCTCACGCTATAGTATCGAATTTGCTTTATTATGTCTCTTCGGTGCAACCTTCTAAGTCTCCGCGTCTCTATTATTATTTATGAAATAAATTTAGCAAAGTTCGCAAAGTTCGTAAACTAAGTTTAACGTTTATTTCCGAGATAATAATTAGAGCGGAACTAAAGGTTCCAATTTATGCCCGCGATCACACCCCCGGGTGTGTGTACGTATATAATATATATTTATATAATAGAGGGGGGGCGGCGCCCTTCTGTTTATAACAGAGCGCTATATCGGCCATAATTTACGAAATATCAAATTAAACTCTTATATATAGTATAGTGCAAATTAAACTTTGCTATATTTAGGAGTATTATGAAGATAGACTATGTAACAATCGATTTGGAAGGCGACGCACTGTCGCGAGACATCAACAAGAAGATATTTCCGGAAGGCGGTCACTACGACCCGGAAACGAGGCTCTGGTGCATGACGATGTATAACGGCGACAGGAACATAACGTACGTATGCAAGCTGCCGGAAGAACCCAGGAAACTGCCTAACGGTAGGAAGACCAAGGCCGTACACTATAGCGGAACTAAAGTTCCCAGTATGATTGACAAGTACAACATACATTCGTTCGACGACTATAAGGAATTCATAGAAAGCATTCACAAGCTGATCGGGAACGCCAGGAAATACGGTTTCAAGGTATTCTTCAGGGGTTACGGGAACTACGACTACGACAGGGACATGCTGGAGTTGAAGTTCAAGGAAATGTCGTTAAATACGGACATTCTGGACTGTATGGTCAATATAAATAAACATATGAGAATCGAATGGCCTAAGACGTCCGCGCAGGTAACGACCGGAAAGTGGATGGACAACCAGGAATACATGATTCACGGAATCAGGCATAACATCGAAGACAGTATACAGCTGTATAATTTAATCAAGGAGACGAATAATGACTAATGAAGAATGTATGTGTATTATGCTGACAATAATCGCAATAGCACAGACTGTACGAATGGTAATCGATATATTCAAATAAGGAGAATAAACATGACTGATCAGGAAATAAAGATTAGAGAAATGGAAGAACGAATCAAGAAGCTGGAAGACGTGGTATTCAACCAGTGGCTATCTCAGTACGGCTACGGTAAACCCGTCCTTCCTACCAACTATATCGCAGACGTAGACCCCGGTACGCATACCGTTGTAGATTTCGAACATAACTATACGCAGGAACCGAACTGTTACGGACCGTTCGACGGTCATAACAACGTTCCTGAATGGGAAATAAAGGGTGACATCGGCGAGATTTCTGTCAAGCGCACTTATGTAACCGGAGGAATTTAAATGGAAACAATAAATTTAGTTATAAATGTGTTGCAACTAATATTATTATATGCATTAATCGTTTGGTTGGGTAAATAATTATGAGAGTATTACTAACGAACTTACAACTATGGCCCACGAGAGGCACCGAGAACTGGTGTCTTTCTGTCGGAATGGAACTAATCAGGCGCGGGCACGAAGTATACGTATTCTCGCCTAACCCGAGAAACGGAATTCCTTTCTTCGAGGAACACGGAATCAAGTTCACCGATTCAGGCGATTTCGATTTGGTACTCGAGAACCACAACGTTCTACAGAAGTCGAGATGCAAGGGCAAGTGTGTCATTCATACCTGTCACGGCCGTATAAACGAAGAAAGACCTATGGAAGGCGCGATTAATGTCGGAGTAGCAAAGGCTACGGCTGACTACTGGAAGCTCGATACGTTCATCCCTAACGGCGTAGATTGCGAAAGATTTACTCCGACAACACCGGTAAACAACGAAATAAAGAACGTTCTCAGCCTGTGTTCGTCGGTAAAGGCTGACGGTATGCTGTTCGAAGTATGCAGGAAGCTCGGTTACAAACTGAAGACTACGTATAATGCCGAAGTACCGGATGTAAACTTGCTGATTAACCGGGCGGATCTAGTGTTCGGCGTAGGTCGTTCGGTACTCGACGCCATGGCTTGCGGAAGACCGGTAATATCGTTCGACGCGAGAGGTTATATCGGTCATCCTCACGGATGCGGCTACGTAACTCCAGAAATGGTACGCGACAATTCCGACAATATGACCGGAAAGGACAGTATCGTCGACGAGAACTGGATTATCGGCGAAATCCGAAAGTTCAGACCTGAAGACGGAATCCGTAACAGGAACTATATCGAACATTTCCGTAACGTCAAGGAGACGGTAGACCGTTACCTGCAGATTTACGGAACATTTGGCCGATAAGCGATACATGGCGTGTATAATTTACTATATTATACATGTTACCTGTTGGTGAAACGGTTAACAATAACAACAATAATAAACACAAATTCAATCACAATATATATTTATACATAAGTATTCCTTTAAACTAACAGCTCCCGGAGATTGCATCAATGGGAGCATCCTTTACGGCGCTGCATGGATGGAAATAGCCTTCGCAACCTCTGCAGCAAGACTTCCTATGGACGTTGATGAACGTTATGTGGGTTCGAATCCCACCGGCGCCACTATGAAAGAACCAAAGATTAGATACCTTGAAGAACTATTCGAGGAACAGCTGTATTACAGACTTCCATACGTAAACCAGAAGTTCAACTTGGGCATTACGGAAAGACATGCTACTATGCGTTATAATGACGTGCCTTTCGAAGTAACGGAAGCTTCCGGTGCCGATATGCTTACGGGTGGGTACATAAGCCGTATATGGATTGAAGTACCTAAGAATATCATGAAGGAAGGCGGTATACAGGTTTCATGGCGAACCGGCGATACATGTACTGAAGCAGTAGATTTACGAAAGAAAGCATGTCACCAGCTGGCTCACCTGTTCGTACATGAAGTTCTTCCGAAAGTAGATTTCGAACTCGAGAAACAAGTCTACGCGTACAATATCGACAGAATTCTGTCCGTATTAGATTAAATTTATCATTAGTCAGTCATCATATCCTAAAGGACGACATCGTAAACTCTACGGTGTCGTCTTTCTAATTATTTGGGTATGAACAAGAAGACAACAAATACTACACAGAATACAACAGTCAAACAAGACTTAAACGAAATAAAGATGGTTATCGCCATCATGCAGAAACAGATCGCGGCTCTCGAGGCTAAGCTCAAGGGCAGTCAGCTCTATTCCCAAGAAGAATACAGTGAAATAGCCAAATTCAGAAACAGGGGGTAATATGAAATTATCAGAATGGCTTGACAAGAACTACAAGCATGTAACTCTGTACAAGCAAATCGATACTCTCGTAGTTCCGGAAGTAAATATCGATTTGACTGTCGGATTGATTTCTACGGCTAACAAGGAAGAGTTCAAGAAACTATGTTTCAACTTCGTACCAGTAGGAACTGTCATCGACGACATCGACGACGAATGGTATGAAGTGAAGCTGCTCGCGGTACGTAACTACCTTACGAAACGCCTGCTTGTAGACAGGAATTCCAGACATTATCTGGACATCCTCGAAAGACGTGACAAGGACAGATGGGCAAAGGATCCTAAACAGCTCAAGGTTGAACAGAAAGAAGACAAGAATCTCAGTATTAGTTTCGATATAGTGTAATGAATAAACAGTTATCCAAATGGCAGAAAGCCTTCGCGATTGACAAGTTCGACGATCCTTTACGAATCGCCTGTACGGGTATTTCGGCCGGAAAGTCATACGCATTGTCGTTGTGGATTGTACTACAGTGCGTCAAGAAGCCTGGACTTAGAGGAATCATCATAGCGCAGTCATACCGTGCGTTGACTCTCGTATTGATTCGAGAAATCAAGAACCGCGCCGCCGAGTTCGGTATAATGGTCAAGCACAACAAGGCAAATAACGAAATTGAGTTCGCGAACGGCTCGATACTGTTCGCGTTCTCCGCTGAAAGCCCGGATGCTGTCCTCGGTCTTACCGAAATAGACATGCTGTGTATCGACGAATCGGCATACTGTAACGAGGAAATATACAATAACGCACGCGACCGTATGCGTGGAGGCAAGTACGAACCGATGGTAAGGTTAATAAGTTCGCCGAATTCCACCGAAAGAATTCAGAACTGGTTCTCCGCATTGTGCAAGAAATATCCGGATTGCGTAATCAGGGCCACTGCTTTGGATAACCCGTTCACTTCGGAACAGTTCAAGAACGAACTCAAGGAACGTTACGTAGAAGGAACCAACATATACCGCCAACAGGTACTTGGAGAAATCCTGGATGTAGACGCGGCTTCGCAGATTATATTCAGAAACCAGTTCCCTCCAGAGAAGTCCAGAAAGGATGACAAGCATTATATGGGTTTCGACGCCTCAGGACTCGGTGCCGATACTGACCAGTTCGTAGTTATCGACAAGTTCGGAATGTGTTACGTGGACTTCAGGCAGGAAGCCAATACTTTCGAGAAGGCGAACCTCGTGACCAGCCTATATGACAGGTTTAGCGTAATATACGGAAACTGTGACGGAACCGGCGGATATTCAAACGGAGTATACGACATGGTAGTTGCAAAGGGTTACGAGCTCGGAAGTATCAACTTCTCCCAGAAGGCATACGACCCAGATAAATATCCTAACGCAAGAACAGAAATGTACCTGGAAGCAGCAAAGGCCATAAGGGAAGGTTTCTGGGTCGACGACATGGTAAAGGAAGAAATGCTAGCGCAGTCGGTATTCATCAACAACCGTGGACAGCCGCAGCTTGTACCGAAGGAAGACGTAAAGAAACTCCTAGGTCATTCTCCTGACCGTTGCGACGCCGTAGTACTCGCTATATACGCCATGAACCACGGTATAAACGAGATTATGACCGACAAGAAGATAGAAGATACCGTAAACGAGTATATGGCCAACATGATGATGTACGGGAGTATCTATGGCGATTAGTTGCGGAAACTGTAAGGCATACTGTTGCAGGCAGATGGCCAAGCTGTACCCCGAATACGACAGGGGAGACGGTAACTGTAAATATATAACAGAAGACAACAAGTGCTCGATTTACAACGAAAGACCGGAAGTTTGCAATACTGACATTCTTTACGAGAAATATTTCTATATTCGTTATACGCCGGAAGAATGGCAGCGATTAAACAGCAAGGCATGCGAGGATTTACATGAGCGATATAGAGAAGAAGAAGTCGAAGTTCAGGGCGAGCCAGAAATGGAAGAAGTTCAGAAAGGACCTTAAGAAGAAACAACAGGTTGACCCGATTACCAGTTCGAAGCTTACTCCGAGGGCGGTATGTCATCATCTGGACTTAAACCCCGAGAATTATGAGAAGATTTCTGAAGAAAGACAGGTGATGGTTAACCCTTTGAGCCATGATTTGATCCATTATGTCTACGGCGACGGTAACAAATACTACGACTGGAAGGAAAGATTGGAGAATCTTCGGAAATTATGTGAACGGATGGACGAATTCCGGAACTAATTATTAAGCATATATAAGGAGAATTTATGGACGTTAGAACTATTATCGTCGAGGCGTGCGCTCGAGTAAACCTGGTACCGCGCCGCCAGGCCGTGCCCGGTGACATCATGGAGAACGCATACCGTCTCCTCAAGGGCATCGTTTCCAAGTATAATAATGACAGCCTGCTCGTATGGACACAGAAGTCCGTAGTGGTACCGAAGGCCAACCTGGTACATATCTACGACGAATCGGACGTTCTCGCAGGCGACAACAACCTGTATTTCGACACCGTGGCAGAAATGTCGGCATATCCGTTCGATATTGAACAGGTAGGCAAGGTCTGGTGTATCGTAAAGGAAGTCCCGAATACTTACTACACAGTACAGGTCGAGACCACACATCCGGTTACTTATTCCTATGTACCTCACGAAATTTCGGAACCGTACCCTCAGCGTTACCAGGAAATGCTGGCCTACCAGTCCATGCTTCATTTCCAGGTCAGGGACGTCGCACGTATCAATTCGATTTACGTAGTTTCCGATACCAACCAGCCTTACAAGGAATTCTACAACCTAGAATACGTCAACCATACGGAGTACGACAAGTATTCCAATACTTCCCGTGTATATACGTATACCCAGAAGTCTGAAGGCGAATGGCTAATCCAGTTGAAACCTTACTATCTCGAACGCAACCACAGGCTCAAGATTACATACAATGAGAGCATTCAGTTCGACATAGATTCGGATTTGTTCATTCCAGACAGCTATATCGAACTTCTCATCGTCGCTTTGGCCCATAAGCTCGCGCTCATGTACCCTAGACTCGACGAGGCACAGATGAACAGACTCGAGAAGGAAGTACAGGTTCTAGTAGACAACGTACGTACACCGAAGGTCGAAGACAGAATTCTTACGCGCGAGGAATATTTCGACGACTACGGTAGGATGACACAGGCCGACTTGATGTCGGGAAGATACTTATTCTAAGAGGTAAAGATGGCTAGCCAAGTTAAACTTGTTGAGAACATTGCCGGAACTATTTCCAAATCGAATCTCGCTAAGGTGGGCCTTGGCGAGTCTGTCAATATGTTCGTAGAACAGCAGGAGAACGCCGACGAGAAGTCTACTCGAATCCTCATGCGTACTGTCATGGGAGAAGTAAAGGCCGTAGATATTTCCGGAAGATGCCGCGGCATGTACCGTGTATCTCGCGGCTATGACAACCGTCCTGTACTGTATGCTGTATACGACCATACTTTATACCTTATCAACCAGGACCACACGTATAACGCTATCGCGAACATCAGTTCTACCGGTACGGAATGTCACATGTGCGAAACCGGCGGCTACGGTTCTGCTCACCCTCATCTGATTATTGTCGACGGTACTTCGGTATACGCCGTCAATACCGGACTTTCTGTCGGTGACCAGCAAATGGATTTCAAGAGCATCAAGCTTCCTGCGAGAGTTAACAGCAATAATTCCATCAATCCTACACACTGTGCATACCTTTACGGCTACCTGATTGTCAACGACGCGGGTACGGACGCATTCTATACTTCGTACCAATATCCTTTCGAAATCGAAGATACTCAGGATCCTTCGTTCTATACGGACCGCGAGAACTTCGTGACATGGTGGATGAGCCTGGACGACGCTACCAAGCTTGCATATAAGAACGGCGAGATACAGGACGCATATTACGACCAGTGGAAGGGATTCATCGACGGTACCGCGGACGATACTCCGGAGAAATACGACGTATTCCGAGTAGATACGGTCGAGTTCGCAAAGTACGGTTTCATTACCTATTCCGAATGGTGCCCTGACAATACTATCGCACTCTGCTCGAACGGTTCTAAATTATATACATTCGGCGAACGTTCATGGCAGGTATTCAGCTATAACGACGACCAGAATAACCCGTTCAGCTCGCCTGACAATGCTGCCGGCAATATCGGTATAAAGGCTCCGAACTCGTTATCCATGCTCGGCAATACCGTGTTATGGCTCGGTTCTTCAGACATCGGCGACAACGGCGTGTTCATGATTACAGATACTAATATCGAACGTATCTCAACACAGGACATAGAACGCGAGATTACCCAGATTGTAAATCCGGAGAACGCGTATTCCCAGATTTGGCAGGAACACCAGCACGTGTTCTATTCGATTACTTTCGAAGATTCCAAGAAGACCTTCGTATACGACGTCTCCGAGAAGGCATGGCATTACCGCGCATCCTATGACAAGAACAACAGACTTACGTTCTGGCGTTATAACCATGCTACGTTCGCTTATGGAAAGATTTACGTCGGAACCGATACCGCAATCTGCTATATGGACGAGAATAAGTATACCGAACATGACGGTCGCGTAATCTACAAGATGCGCCGTGGCGGAGTACTTACTTCCAACGATTGCCCGTTCTACATAGATTCCGCTGAATTAATCGTAAATAACGGTCAGCACAGTTTCAACGACCAGTACGACAACCTCGAACTTAATCCCCGTGTGTCCATACGTTATTCCTGGGATGGTTCTACGTTCTCTGACTACGAAGACTATTACCTTGGCAAGATTGGCCGTTACGACTATTCTACTACGGTATGGGGCCTCGGCATGGGCAAGTATTTCACCCTTGAAATCTCGTCTACTGAATCCGTACCTCTCTCGATAGAGAACTTGAAGGTAGCGTTCAGTCCGTGTTCTAACTTCATCTAAGGAGTCACCATGAACAATATAGACGTGAAGATAGTCAGATACGACGAGTCGAACAAGAATATAGAGGCGTTGAAGGGCCAGTACGGACAGCTCGGCCAGAAGAACGCGACGTTTACGGTAATCAAGAATATCCTGATTGTAAACCTTCTTCCGGGAGCCAAATACGAAGACGTAAAGCTTCCCGAGGTTTACGACGGGTTCATACAGTGTTCAAACGGTTCCAGAATACAGGTAAAGAACTCTACGCTTACATGCTCGCTGGCGCAGGATGTCAGCGGTTTCGGCGTATTCGTACTGAAGAAATGGAACTGACAAATCTAATTATTCCAATAAAGTTTAGGAGGAGTTAAACATGGCACCACTTATCGCAGCCGCAATCATCGGCGCCGGCGCATCCCTCGCAAGTTCTGGTATTTCTGCCTATTCGAACTACAAGTCACAACAGGCACAGATGGAGGCTCGCGAGAAGGCTGCAAAGGAACTCAAGGCTCAGGGTCAGATTACTGACGCCGAGTACAATAACATTATAAACCAGATTAACCAGTATTACAATACTCGCAGTTCGCTGGGTACACAGTCCGACGTGAACGCTTACAAGAAGGCGATTGCCGACTATAATCCTGCAGATTTCGTCGCGAAGGATCCGGGTTTCAACTATGGAAAGACTAAAGAAGACTTTATTAATCCTTACTATTCTGCTATTATCGGAGACACAGCCAATCAAATCCAGCACACTGCGGCTGGAGCCGGTCTCGGCCGTGGTACGGGAGCTGCATTGAATATCGCACAGGGCGTGGCATCCAAGTCCGACGAACTCTACCGTACGGCCATGCAGGATTTCCAGAATGACCGCACATTCGAATACCAGAAGTACCAGGATGCAATCAGGAACAACCAGAACGCTCTCAATGCACTCAGGTCCGGTACCGAATACTCGATTGGTCTCCAGGGTAATCTGGCCAGCGACTATTACAATACGCAGGATTCCAGAATGTCCGACGTTCTCAAGGCACAGCAGGATAAGTTGAACGCACAACAGACTTATGCTAACGCTATTAGCGGTCTTTACTAAGGAGAAATTATGGGTATTTATTCAAGCAATACATACAATCCGCTCGGCGCAATCCAGGCAGGTATCAATAACGTAAACGAACGTAACCGTATCAAGAACGAATACTGGAAGAACAAGGGCCAAATCTGGTCCAAGTTCGCCGAGGACATGGGCAAGATGGGTACGAGGCTGATTGACGGTTTAACTGCAGGTTCCGAAGGCTATGACGTAAATAGCCCTGAAGCAAGGCTCGCGGCCCTCGAGGACGAACTCAAGGAGGCACAGGAAGCCGAACGAATCCAGGCTATCCAGGACAAGTATAACGAACAGGTAGCACAGCGTCAGGCTATGGACGAATATCTCAAGAATACTCCTGAAGCCCTCGCAGCCCAGTATGCTGAAGCTATGAAGGGTTATCGTCCTAACTTCGGCGGCTATAACTATAACCAGTTTCAGGGTGGAGTATATCCGGAACAGGAAATGCAAGATTTCTATCGTAGGGGGATTTAATGCCTAGAAGCGTAGCAGATATTCAGGCGGACATCGCCAAGGTCAAACAGGAAATCGCGACACGCGACATGTACAGACAGCCTCAGACACAGGTTGGTTGGGCGAGCTATGTCGGAACCGGTGACCGCGGTCTTCTTGACATGTATCAGAACCGTGAAGACCAGTATAACAAGATGATGAAGCAGCAGGTGTTCCAGGCCGCAGAAGCCGCTCTTAACCGTAAGTTACAGGAACAGGAGAACGAACGTAACCGTAAGAACGCTATCGAAATCGCAAAGCTCAGCAAGGAATCTGCTTCTGACGACAAGCGTAAGGTTGAAGACAGGGAACGCGATAAGAACCTCCTTGCTGCCGAACTTGCACAGGCCGAATACGATGACGCCATAACCAAGGTAGACGTGGACAATCCTTCTACTATTCTGGCCGCACGTAAGGCTGCAATCAAGTTAAACTATGCAAACCGTAATCTTCCGTATTTCACTGACGACCCTCAGTCTTTCACAGTATCTACAGAATTCAAGGAAGACGCGCCAGGCGTAGCAAAGCAGAAGAGAATCAATACTGCCACTTCGTATCTTGACACGTTATCCGGAGTTCCTACAAAGGAATGGACAGATGAACAGCGAGCCGAATATGCAAAGCATATCAAGACTCTTGAACAGGATGCACCAGACTTAGTGCAGAAGTATAAGGTAGATATGGCCAAGAAGGGTGCAACTACTGAAGAGAAGGAACGTGCAGAATATAAGACTCTTCGCGCTAAACGCGACAAGGGCGAGAATATGACTTCTCGTCAACAGAAGAGACTTAAAGTATTAGAAGCAAAGTATAAGTAAGGAGACTTTATGACTATAGAAGATTTCCTTGAAGAAACCGCGGATTCGTGGGACAAGAAGTCGTTTACGGAAGCCAACGACGATTTGGCCAAACTGTCAAACGACGCATGGATTAGGAAGTGGGGACCTGCAATCATGGCCAATAAGGACATGACGGCAGATTTCTACGCTCTTAAGAACTTCAAGCCGTTACCTGAACGTATCTCTGGTGCGTTCAAGGAATTCCAGTTCAATCCTACAGATGCGTGGAAACAACAGATTTATCAGTCCGAATTCAGCGACGTTCCTCGTGAAGAGTTTGAACGTGTTCTTGGCAATATGAAGAAATACTATGACGAGGAAATAGCTCGCCAGGATTCTATTCGTGCAAGGAACGAACGCGAGAAAGAAGTCAAGAAATGGCCGTTCTGGAGAGACTTCCTTGCTTCTGATTACGAGAAGGCACGTTACCTGAATGAACCTCAGAAGGCATTATTCGGTGAACAGGCCCCGGCACTCGGTAAGGCTCCTGAAACACGTTTGGTAGCCGGTGCAGACCTTGCGGCCGGTACTGTAGGTACTGCTGCTGATTTCATCCCGCCTGCTTGGTGGTTAGGTCCGTTAATCAGAACCGGTAGAGATATAGCATATATGGGTTCTCAATATGGTAAGGATTTGGGTGATATTGCAATCAGTAGAGGAGCCGACTGGGGTATCAACAAGATGGCTCGTTTCTTACCTAATGCACGTAGGGAACAAAGAATAGTTCAGAAGGCAACTGATCCGGAAGTAGCCAGAACTCTCGCTGCAGACCAGGTTACAAAGAACGTAAAGGACGCCGTATCTGCTACAAACCCAATGAATGTATGGGCACTTATGGACGATAAGACTATGATTAATACAATCAAGGAATTACCGGAAAGTCCTATGAAGAATGAACTCATGACCGTAGTAAGCGAAGTATATCCAGGTCGTCCGTTGAACAGACAGGCCATTATGGATATTTCTTCCAAGTATCAGTATCTTACTTCTGAAGGCGGTACTGATGCCGCACGTGCTTTCATGAAGGGAGACTGGAAAGCCGGTCAGCCTTTCGCACAGAATGAATACGTAAAGGAAATGTCGTTAGTCACTCCTTATAAGGAACTCAGTAATAAACAGAAAGCCAGCTATTTATATAATAAACTCGTAAATAACATAAATGCTGGTACTGCTGGCCAGCTTGGAGTACAAGGATTAGCTGATATTCACGGTCGTGACCATGGTAATATAGAGTATGACAATTCTGAAGAATTTGAACGTAAGAAAGAATACTATAAGAAGACACGTGGTGAAGACTGGCTCAAGTTTGGACCTGCAATGGCGCCTGATAAGGATAATGAACCGGCATGGGAAGCATACAAGGAAGTAATGGGGATTAAATAATGAGAAATTTCGACAACTGGATTAGATACCAAGACAACGACCGTAACCCGCTTCACGGCTGTATTCAGTTCAACGTGAAGGACGGGAATACCGTCGCCCCGATTTATGACTCTGACGGAACGGCGCTGGCCAACCCTCAGGTCACCGATACGTACGGAAGGACCAAACACCAGGTATTCGTAGATACCGACGTGGTGGCATATTTCTACAAGTATATCGGCCAGGGCGTATGGTCGAACGAAACCGACATAGATACATCCGACGTTTCCAAATGGGCTCTCCAGTATACGTCGGAAAGCATCCTTAACGTTCTCTCGAATATCCAGAGCGATATGGCCGTTGCGATCGCAAATGTAGCCGCATTGCGAGCCGTAGACGTTGAAGATATTCCGGCAGTGAACGAACAGAAAGTAATCACCCTCATGGGCTATTTCGCACAGGGGGACAAGGAACCGATTAACTATATCTGGAATCCTGAATCTACAGAACAGGATAACGGAGGCTCCGTAATCAAGTCCGATAATCTCATTACCGGCCGCTGGATTATGGTACAGCCTACCGAACACGTAGATTCCAGACATTTCGGCGCGTTCCCTTCGAATTCTTCCAATATGGACGACCAGACTTACCAGATCGGCCAGTTGATTACTTACTGCTATAACCACGGTTTACGTCCTTTCTTCAACGGTTCAAACGACTACGCATGGTTCAAGTATAGCAACCTCAACGCCGTTTCTAAGGTTATCGACGTATCTACCGGTACCAAGTTCATGGACCTCGGTAACAACACTATCCAGGGCGAATGGAACGGTAATCCGTTATTCAACAGTTCTAATACTAATCTTGTGGCCAAGGAAGTTAAGACTTCCTGGGGTGCAAGGCTGTTCATAGGTCCGGAACATGTAATCATCGACAGTGACGCTTTACTGTTACAGACTACGTACTCTAACTGTATCGTAGACGTGAACGTCACTACCGGCAAGACAATCAGCTTTACCAACTGTACGGTTAACGTAAACAAGTCGTTGACTGGTGTATGCGCGTTCTCCAACTGTATCATCAATTCCAAGAATATGCTTATGGCCGGTTCCCATTTCGTAAACTGCAAACTTACGGAAGACATGTTCTACGGTTCCCCGATTATTCACGTAGACGGTAACTGTATCGCCGATTTCAACGATTTCGAACACAAGCAGCTGATGTGGCTGAGAATCAAGGACCAGCAGAACCAGATTAACTATGACTGGGAAGGAGTACTGACAGAACAGAATCCTTGGGAAGGCGTGGTTGATTCCGACAGGTGGCTTCTCAATTACAAGTCGGTAAACCCGAACGCCGTACTGAAAGAATCGACCGCAGCACATGTCTATTATATCGAGAACTGTGCAGGTAATATCACTCTCGAAGGCAAGGCTGCGAATACTTACGTATTCAAGAACTGTGAAATGACGGTTAAGTTCGCCGACGGTTTCAATGCAGGTTCTTCAGTTCGTCTACAGAATTCTACAATCAACATCGGGCAGTCAAGAATTAACCTAGAGAACCTGAACTGCCAGGATTCTAGTATCATCGGAAATGGTTCCTTCGATGTAGTTCATGCATATCTCTATAATTCTGTAATTTCGGCACCTGTATATTGCGGTTACTGCGACGTCAAGGACTGTAATATCGCCAATACTATACAGGTTTACGGTATCGACCAGGACAATGAAATCACCGTAGATTCAGACCCTGCCGCTACCGGTACGCACGCAATCTATCACGTTCACAGAATTATTTCCGGTAATTTCGTCAATAACTTCGTCAGCGGCCAGATCGAAATCGGAACTGTCGATTACAACGACCCGCACATAACTACGGCCGATCTTGTCCGTGGAATGAACATAACCGATAACGTAGGGCTCAGTCCCAACCCTATCGTAGTGAACCGTTCGTTCTCCAGCGTATACGACAACTACAATATCTATACATACAAGGGCAATACAGGAACTATGGAGATGAAGACCAACGGAATCGACCTTGTATTAATCGAGGATTCCAACGTGGCAGGTATGCGCCAGATGTATAACCAGTCAGGTCTCTATGTCTATTCTACTGATACTACAGGTCCGTGCTTCGAAATTTCGTTGTTTACAATCGGTACGCGGAACGTAGTTACAAAGGTTATGACTTCTACGGTCAACGACCACGGCGCGGGCCTCGGTTACGTCGGAGGTATCGTAGCCAACCTTGACAGTGAAGGAAGTCCGAATAAGTCTATGTCCAAGACTGCTACGTCACAGTTCAGCTGGGGTATATACAATATGCCGTTGGCCGTAGGTGTCGCTGTCATGTCATACGGTGATCATCAGTCGTTCGATTTCGAACAGGTCTAATTATTTGTCATAAAGGGTTTAATATGG